TGCTTATATACTCCTGTAACTACAGGTGCGACGTATAAGCAAGGGGACGGAACAAGCTGACTGGTGGCCTTGTGCTCTTGTGCAAGGTAGGTCGGGGGAAAGTCCTACTTACAGCAAGCCTATAATCTGCCGATAAACCGTAAACGGCAAACTGTAGCACACAACTATGGTTTGTGATAACTCGGCTCAAAGGGCGGATTGAAAGTAACCTTAGAAAAGTTACAGCCGTAGAGTATTGGCGTTAAAAGGATGCGTTCCATCCTGCGTTGGAAACAGTACAACGGCTATAAATAATAGGTAAAGTGTTTTGAGTCTGTTAATAGTTTAACAGCTACAAGGGATTGAGGTACTTTATGCGCGTTAGTCCCTTGTAGCCAATTAAACTGTTTAACTTAAGGAGAACTATTATGTTAAATTATCTTTCCCAACGTTATGTCAATATGCTCAAGAAAGGCAACCATGCCTTTGACTTTTACGCATGGGCAGTTTACGTTGCTTATGAAACTCAACAAATTAAAACTGCCGTTGAAGAACAGCAGACGCAAGCTATGGAGAAATACCATGTACAGTAAACCACAAGGTTACAAGAGGCAGGCAAATGCCCTGAATATCTGTAGGAATCAGGGCTTGTCTAATCTCTATCAAACGGAAGGGGAAGATGCCCGTCTTATTCCCGTGTGGAACAAGCGCGGGGAATGTGTAGGCTTTAAGAACTCTCTTACAGGGGCATTCATCAATCCCAACGATTTACCTGTTGATGAAATTACAGGTTATCGTATTCTTCCCAGCATGGCAGACGTACCTTTTTTGTTTGCTGAATATGGACAAAACAAGTCTGTATCCGGTAGGCATGGCAAGCGTATCAACATACGCAAGGTACGTACAAGCGAACGCCCACGCGCTAAGTATCGTACTACTAACGTGGGCACTGGTGAGTCTATGGACAAGCAAGACGGCTACGCTTGTGCCCTCGTGACTCTGGACAAGCCTCAAAAGGTTCGGCGTGTTAATCGCCATGCTAAGGTCGTCGTGCATACGGAAGACGATTACGTCATGGTTACAACTCGGTCGAATCGGCGTTTCCGTTGATTTATACACAAGAGCCTAGACAACTAGGCTTTTGCAATAAGGCAATGGATTCCACACGACTACAAACCTTTAAACATATGAGGTATTACTATGAACGCTGCTATCGCTACTCCTATCGCTCCCGTTACTGCTGAAATTGCTACGGCCCCTGCCAAGATTACGGATTGGACTGAGGCAGACTTCAGGGCGCAGGTCAACGTCTTTGTGAACTCCCAAAAGGAATTCGTTAATGGTGTCACTCGTTGCACGCTGTACGCTGTTCGCGCCGCCATGATGAACAGCAACAACCAGCCTCTGAACTACATTCTCGGCAACCTCTCGGAAAAGCTCCGCCCGGCGTGGACGGCTTGGCTGTTCTACTTCGCGCCTTTTGCCTTGTCCGGGGGCAAGGATGCCAGCTCTATCACGCTTGATGATGGAACGATTGTTGACCTCAAGTCGTCCATCAAGCTGGTCGCCAAGCGTTGTGATGAATTGTGCGACGCTGCCGAGATTGACAAGCTGGCTCGTGACAAGGGCGGGAATATCAATGACCCTGCGGGCATGATGCGCTTGTGCGATTACGTTATTGGCTCCCTTCGCTCGGCTCCGCGTTTCGACACGTGGAAGCGTGAAAAGTCCGCTGGCCGTGGTGACAAGCCCTTGACCGAAGAAGAAGTCATGGCGAAGTACACCAGCCTTTCCAACAAGTTGAACAAGTTGTTGGAACAGGCGAAGGCGTCAGGTGTTCATGATGCCCGCAAGTTCCCCGGCATTGAAGCCCCGCATGGTCTAGACTACTACATCCAGATTCTGGAGAACGCGGATGAAAACGACATGAGCGAAGACGTGCTTAACAAGGTGCGTCTGCTCAAGGGGGAACGTCTGCCTTTCACGTCCCTGCTTAAGATGGTGTCTAACTGCGATACCACAAACCTGTCCGCTGAAGAGGAATACATCTACAATACCCTGTTGAACGCTGCCGTTGAAAAGGGTATCGAACTCTAAGCCCCCTACATTCACGTCACATTGAAGCCCCGATAGGCAAGTTCTTATCGGGGCTTTTGTTGTGCCATGAATCTAACAAAGGAGTAGACAACATGGAAACTGTCTTGCGTCCTGTCTATGATAACAACACCACGCTTGATTCATTCAGGGATGCCGCCCAACTGTACGATGGTCAACTGCTGACTTTCTATGAGGCACGTTTGCTCTGCCTCTGCATAGGTGCAGACCTTCAACCGATAGACGAAACCTTTCTGTTTAAAGATTCTGACGGTGTTTCGTGGTGGCTGTACGCTGAACCGGACGGAACATTCACTGTACAAACGGAGTTGTAAACCATGCCAGACATCAAACAGTTTCTTTCAAGGCGTTACCTGCGCCTTGTAGACAATCTGTCAGAGTCCTTTCTACTGTCACAGTCCATTACTACGGACTGGAAAACGCAACGTCTGCTCGAACTCATGGAGCAAATCACTACCTGTATCATTTACAGGGAAAGCTCACTCATTAGGTAAGTATCTAAGAAACAGGCTGGACATCAGCTTGTTTCAAAGGATGCTTATCGCATCCAATTAAACCATAACTGTCAAGGCTACATCCTTGAAAGGCAGTGTTGCTAGATGGAAAAGGTTTGTCTCAACGCGGTGACGTGCATCCTTTGTCCTTTGTATGGCAGAACGTGTGATGGTAAGCCCGAACACCCTCTTGACGTACAGGACATTCCTACTACGGAAGAGGAGGATGTACTTCTCGAACTGCGCTTTGAGCGAGACTGTTGCTCGTTCTAGCATACATTCTTAAAAGCCCCGGAGTCTTTCGGGGCTTCCATAGGAGGTGTGCTTATGATTAACTCTAACTATAAAGCTATCGTTCATGGTAAGTATCTGTCTGAGAAGACCAAACGTATTAAAGGGCATATGTGTATTGTCAAGAAGTTCTACTTCAAGACAGCTATGGTCAACTGGGTTAGGGAACAGATCAACATGCCGAACACCAAGCCCACCTGTGTACAGTTCTTTGTCAAAAAGAATCATGTCTGGGAACTCAAGGCTAAAGTTCAAGTCAAGATACCTATCAACCAACGAAAGAAACGCACCCTTATTTGGGGGGGTCAATATGTTTGAGATTCTTGTCATCATGCTGTCGTCATTCGGTCTTGGCTGTTGTTCCATGTTCATGTTCCGTAGATATCTGGAC